CATATAACCAAATTTCATCAAAAAGTTGACCCATCATATCTACAAATAAGATATAATCCTGAGAATCTTGATCATTTCGTATATATTCTGGTGTATTGTTTCTGAAACTATCTCTGTTTAGGTTATCGTAATCTCTTGCAATCTCTATTATAGAATTATACCATGAATTTACAGTATTTGATGTTGAATTTAGTAAAGATGTTTTTCGTTTTATACCGATACTATTTATTCTGATTTCTTTATCAGGTCTAAAATTTTGTAGTATGAGATCATTAGATGAATCACCACTACCGGGTACAAAGTCAAAAGTATACGTTCCTGGTTTATATGATTCTCTTGGTATAATATCTTCATTATTGTATTTTATACCAAATACAGTTGTACCGTATGATACATCTAATACAATCGTATGTGGTGTACCAATATTTAATTGTAAACTTTGAGTTACATTCGTAACACCTTTTATTTCTACAGAACCATCTGAGAAAGTTGATCCCACGTTACCCGTTAAAGAAACATATTCCCAATCTGAATCATCATCGAATGTTCCATTTGATATAAGTTCTGATTGTGTGGATTTTGGCCATGATGCAAATATCTGTTCATCATTTGATACAAACGATGATGTATAAACAGAACCACTATCATCAAATAGAAATCTTTCATAATCATCAAAACTATTTTTTATAGTTCTAATCTGATCATCTATTCTTTCTAATTCAGCATTTTTATATAAAATATTTGCAGTTGAATCAACAAGTGAACTACTTTGTGATGTATATGTTTCTAAATTTTGTACTTTATAAAAAAAGTTATTTAGTCGTTCTTCCGCGGAACTAAACTTTACAAAATTTTCAAAATTTTGAAAATTAGTATTTAGTTTTATTTTTTTTCCATTTTTTTCTAAATAATAATCAATAATTTTAGATTGAATTGAATTATCATTAGCCAATGTAAGATTATTAAAACTAGAAAAATCTGAAAATTCGTTTATCTTGTTTATTTCTACTTCTGTTTTGAAATTGGGTGTAAGATAAACAGATGGTTTTACTATTTCTGCACTTGATAGATCAATGGATAATTCTAAAGGAAGTGTTCTTTGTTTGTATATTTCAAACTCATCTAACCTGTTCACTTCTGTTGAGATTGGAATTGGAAGTTTAATAATAATAGAATCCAATACATCAATTTCATTATTTACTTGTTGTAATTCTCCTCCTCTAAAGTAACTTAATATAGGTGCATAATTTCCTTTATTATCTATGATGGAATAATTTAAATTTGGACTTAGTTGTTTTACTAATCGTGTTTCTTCACCAATATTTGTAGATACTATAACATTACTTGTATTTCTTCTAATACTTTTTTCAAGTGAAAGTAATAATATGTCTACTAATTCTTCATAAGTGATATTCGAATCATTACCAAAATTATCATCTACAATCTCATCACCTACCCTGTAATAGGGTTCTGCTTCTAAAGTGATAATTTTACTTATAGCATCACTACTAATTCTTCTTTGATTATTTATATCTTGATAATAATAATCTTCAAAAACAAATCTAAATATAGCCGGTTGAGTGTTATCGATAATAGGTCTTTGAGTGATTCCAACATCTTTCAATCTTTCATGTTCTGCATTTGATATTTCTATTTGTTTATATACCCTAAACAGATAGTATGCTTCATAAAATTTATTTCCGGCTGCGGGTTTTGTTATATAAGGACCATATACAGCATTTTGTATATTTCGATAAAAATCGAAATCATTGAAATCTCGAATTAAATTAACTGAACCGTCATTTCTAAACTCATGCATACGATAATCACCACGATTACCTTCTGACTGCGTACCGTCTTCGAGAAAAAGTTGACCTTGGAGACTTCCCCTTCTTGCGTTTTGTACAGCGAATGCCCGTGCATTATATTCACGTGGGTCAATTGCAAATCTTTCACCATTTTGGGGATTTTCTTTTGCAGTTACTGTAATTTTTACGAAGTGGTCATTTATCCAATTTGTTTTATCTACTTCTGGAAATAAAGCGTGTTTAATAGAGTTACCATTAGAATCCTGAGTTGGAGAACCGTTGGGTAACGGTGGATATAGAAAGGCATATGCATTCAGATCCCCCGCGTTGGGAACAATTGCACGTAACTCAGATAACGGTGCATAATTATTTGGATAATTATCTTTATTAAGTCTAATTGGGTTTATGGTAACATCAAATCTAGATACATTTGTTTGTTGTGGTGGTGGTTGTGGAGGTTGGTTCTGTTCTACAAAACCTTTTATATCACGCACTCTTATCGCAGAACTATTGTATACTATATTTTCATCTACACGTTTTGCTTTAAATCTTATTGTAGAATTATACCCTGTAGAGTTAAAGTTTGGAAGTTTTAGAATTTCATATATACCTTTTTTACCAAGGTATTCCAACTTAGCATCTAATCTATTTTGACTTCTTTGATATTCCATAATTTTACCTCTGATCCCCGCCATCTGGTTGTTCAAATGGCCCACCTGTTCTATCAGATGATGGGGATCCACCACCACCACCCCCCTCACCATCAGAATCACCTGGAGTGTTAGAATCACCACCGGGAGTGTTCGGATCTGGTTTGTTTATCCAGTTTGAACCATCCCATATATAATATCTCTCATTACAAACAATCTCTGTTCTACTTGGATTGCCAGCCTCTGTCGGTGAAATGTTATAAGATAACAAATCACAATCAGTATATGTAGTCCCACCGGTGTCGCCGCCGGGTGCACCATTATCCCCACAAGTAAATATTCTTTGGGATTCTACTCTGTAAAAATATTCATTTGTGGCTGTATTTGATACCTGCCTTAATAAATAAACGTCATTTCCATCTAACGATTTAATCATATCAGGATATCCAATCCCATAACCAGTTGATATAGAAAGTGTATTAATGTCCATTCGAGTTCCATCTGAATTATACAATACTTTATCGGCTATTGTAAAATTACTTTTATTTGGATCCTCTGTAACATACACCGTGAATTGATATCGATATGCACTAGGATTTCCAGTAAGTTTTCTATCACACATTATTGCTTTGTTTGTGCTTTCGTTTCCTTTATTTTGTGAAACCTCAACATCAATTCTGTAAACTGTTGGTGGGGGTGTACAGGTTGTAAATCCAAATTCATCTATATAATAATAGTAGTCATCTGGTGCGTCTTGGTTACTTTGAACCACCTGTTGTTTTATTTCATAGTATCGTTTTTTATGATTTTCACCATAAAGAGTTATATATCGATATCCTTGTTGTTCTACAAAATCATTTATAAGTTTTCCTTGTTGATCATTATATAATGGTTTTCCAAAAATCGTATCGTTACTAGTTTCTTTTTTGATATAAACATTGTATGTACTATCTAAATTCTTGAAACTGCAAGGTTCGTATGTAGGATTATATGAAATTAAAAACGGAAGATAAACTGCTGTCGGTTCTTCTGTTGGTGGTTGAGGGCCCGATTGGTAAATACAATCACCTTTTTCACCATAGTTTGCAGCATTTGGATCTTCACACTTAATTTCGTTACCTGGTGTTTCACCACCACTATCACCGCCGCCGCCGTCATCAACAACTTGTGGATACGTATAATATATAGATCTTGTAAAACGTTGTGTGAGTGTATTTTCGATTTCTAATTCAAATTCAAATTCTTCCGAAAAGAAACCTTCTTTTAGATTTCCACTTGAATCTAATGCCGCTTCTTCGGGGACAGTGATTATGGTTACACCATTGGATGTTCGGTATGGAGCAGATCTTTCAAATGGAATAATCAAATTTCCATCCTGAGTAAATTCAAAATCATTTTCTAAAAAACGAAACTCAGATGCTCCTAAAATAGAATTTGAATTACTCATAAAATATAATTAGCTTTTATGATAAATATATTGTTTATGTTATTTTCAGTATCAACAATACAATTATATATACATCAAGATATAGTATGTGTTTTTGTGGAAGTTGAATAAGATGTCTGTGTTATATCACCGTATAATCCAAATCTAAATTCTCGTAATTCTATTTCGTTACTTGCAGTATAATTATTAAATTTAAATGTTATAATGGTTGTATTATCAGGAACACCTGAGGTTGTTGCCCATGCAAATAAAACTTGTCTTAATGTGTCTATATAACGAGGAGCTCCCCCTGGATTTTCGTTATAAGCAATCATCCCTGTTGTACCAATAGTTGCTGTACCTGTTGTTGTACCGGAACCACCTATAAAACCTGATTCCACAGAAACCAAATCCATTGAAGTATCGTCATATAAAAGATAACCATCCATAGAGTTTGGTAATAACGGCGCTACCACATCAAACGGTATTTGCCCATTATTAGTATATTTTATACGAACGTCAACATCACTACCGTCTACTTCAGATTCTATTGTCCACAGTGCTGCCAACTGTTGTGGAGTATATTGTGGTTCTGTGGGTGGTTCTTGTGGATACCCAAAGAATCTTTTATCTCGGGGCGGATCGGTTGCCGTTGTATTTACAACAACAAATTCGCCACTCACTAACTCCAAAGAACCATCTAAATGTTCTATATTGAAAGTCTGATTAACTACAATTAATTCTTGTCTTTTTGTAAAAGTTCTTTGTCTATTTGTATTATCTATATAATCTATGTTTATGGGATAACCATCTCCAGTTATTCTAAAAGTAGTTATTACAAGTTGTTCCGGTGGAACTTGTGGATCTGGTGCTTGTGATGTAATTGTACATTCTGTATTCGATATAACAGATACAGGATAACCATAATCAAGTGTTTCAAATGATGTATAAATAATCGCTCTTGAACAAAAGTCAACGCTTTCATTACCAGTTGCTTCGGCTCTTAGTACAACCTGTCCTCTAAAAAATTCTTGATTAGGAGATCCTTCTCTACATGGTGTGTACAATACGTAGTTTGTAAATTCTTGTCGATTAGCACCAAATGGTCCTGAAGTTTCAGAACCCCGAATCCTAAGAGTTCTACAAATACCATCATTTTGAAATATTCCAGGTGGTAACTCTATTGTAGACCCTCCTGTGGATCCGACTATTTCTGGTTCTTCGTATGGGAATAGTAAATTTGTAATACGGACGGAATCATATGTTTCATACAACAATGCATTTTTTATATTCGGTATAATAGCTTCTACAAAAGTTTCTCTAATCAATGCAGTAAGAGTTCCCTCCAATTGACTCAATATCGGCGGTATTGGATTATTTTTATATAAATTTACTAAATTATTTACAGTTTCATTGTTTATAACAGTAGATTTTACTTGATTTATTACATACTCTTTTGTTGCTATATAATCATCAAGTAAAATTTGTTTTATTGTTTGTTCAAGTTCAATAGCATTTACACTTGGAAAAAATGTTGTAATAAAAGAGTTATATGAAACAGTAACACCATCTGGTCTTACTATTCCCATCTGTCTTACAATTTTATCTATAGTATCATCATCATATAAATTATTTACGTAAAAATCTACAGCTTCTGTAAAGAAAACTTCGACACGTTGTGCTAATGGAATTTCTTGAATTTCAAGCCCATTTTTAAAATTATTAAATGCTTCTATAAATTCTTCATCATTTGCTTTCGGATTTAATCGTATTTCTGTTCTATCCGGTGAAATTTCCGTTAGTATAAATTTATTATCAGGATATTCATCTCTTATAGATTGGAATATATCTCTTACAAAATGATATACTACTTTATAAATTCCATCTTCTTGTAAACCTCTTAATCGAATTCTTTCTTTTACAGAATTTAAATAATCATCAACAGAATCATATGAAAATCTAAATGAATAGTTATCATATTTTTCTTGAAATAAAAAATTATCAAAAGTATCATAAAAATTAACAACAACAGAATAAACATTTCCAGCCAATACACGTCTGGTCTCATTCACTATTAACGATGACTCTTTTTCAGGTATTACATTTTTATCAATTGTTGATATTATTCTCATGACTTATTTAATTTTGATCTCTATATAATCTTGTCGACCCGATTGAAGTAATATTTTTATTTTTTAATGCAGAAAAAGTAAGATTCTGATCACTTGCATATATATACATTTCACCCGTAAATGTATTTGTTCTGTCCTCTCGTTTTAATCCAGCATCATTATAATCATCTTTTGATGTATAACCTAACTTTATTTCTACAGTTGTTTCAACATTTGGTTGTATTACATAAGTAGCATTACCTATACCTCGTGTGAAAGATGAAACACTACCAACTGCCAATGGTAGTACTGTTTGGAAATTGAAAACATTTGTCAATGGAAACCCTTGACCACCAGAACCTCCAGGTTTTCCTTGTACCGTGAATCTCCCTTGAGGATTATATTTAGAATCAGAGGATGTTAACCATCTTTCTTCTTTTGTAAAATAAACTGGATTTTCTTTGCTTACATTTTTGAATGTAATACTTCGTTGATTTGGTGATTGTAAATCTGATATTCTTATTCCTTGCCCGTTTTCATCACTATGATTCATATTGAATGTATACGTACCAACTTTTTCCACTTTTACAAATAAAGATGAAGTTCCAATTTGAATAAACCCACGACCTAATAAATTTTCCCTTTCTGTCGAATCTACGAAATCATTTATAGTATCTACACCTTCTACACCCGTGAGTTCACTTAAGTTATCCAATTGAACAGTTAGTTGTTCCGTGGTTCTAAATAAAGATTCGTATATGAAGTCAACATCTAAAGATTGATTTGATAATGCATCTAAAGAATCTAATAATTCTTGTATTCTAATATCCTTTATTCTGTTATTTTCACGTAGTTGATCTAACAATTCATCTGATACGATTTCCGTAGATTTTAAATATCTAGGAAATAAATCATAAATTTTTTTTAAATTTGGAACGTTGTAATTCCTCGATAATATTTTAAAAGGTTCAAACATTTTCTACTAATTTGAATGTAAAATTTTTATCTATTGTTTGATAATTTCCATCACCTAAATTAACTTTAAATATAATTTTATAATATCTCTCTGGTTCCCACCCATTGAATTTTTGATTGAAATAATTTCCATTAGAATCCACACTTAATATTGAGTTGGAGCCAAATGGAATAATCACATCACCCGTAACATTATCAACAACAGAATACATAGATCCTGTTGGTAAATAATTTATTTGAGAATAAATAGAACCACTACCGTAAGAAAGTGTAGGATATGTATCTCTTGTGTGTAATCTAAATTTGTATTGATTGTTTACTCTGTACTCCTTCTGTAAATTTTTTATTGTAACAAAAACATCTTCACTTGTTGTTTGTGATAATGAACCGGTTATTATAGATTTATCATCCCACTCTACAATTAGTTTAGGTCTGTATATTGTGTTGGTTTCAGATGAAAAAAAGTTTATTTCACCGTAATTATTAATATCAGTTTCATATGAACCACTAAACTTAATCATGAATCCATAATTTGGTATGGTGTTATTTAAATATGAATTTACTATATTAGTTACATCAAATAATGCATCTGTCGTTTGAGTATCGAACAATAAACTTGAAGATAATGTGTTTATAAAATCACCACCAGAAGTATCCCATGCACTTCCACTGAGATAATCTCTATATAGATACGAAACACCTGTTGTTGTTTTTGGATTATCTTGTCTTTTACCGAGACCCATATCCCAACTCTGCGAAATTGGGTATACAGATAAAACAAAATCTGCCCCCAACTCTCTCAATCTAGTTGTTGTCATATCTAATGAAAACGTGGGGTTTGTTATAATACTATTTACAATAGATTGAGAAATATCTGTTATATCAAACTGAATTAAAACACGTGATGATTTATCTACTTCGGTTGTTTTGTATTTAAATAAATCAAGTATGGCATCAATACCTGTGTTCTGATTTTGATAATCAGTATATATCGAAGCATCTTTTGAACTTGTTACAAAGTATCTCATTCTACTTTCCCTTTAATATCTTGATTCGGATATTTTATTTCAAACACTGACGGTTCTAATGATGGGTACAATATTTTGTTTTTTGTAGCAGAATCTGTTGGATATGAAACGTTCGAATATGTTTCATCTGATGATGTTTTGTTCACAATTTCAACAGAATTTACTGTTCTTACACCATCAACATTTGCTATTTGTAATTCCAAATCAGATAAATAAATAGGTTGATTAAAATCCATTTTTGTTATATCAAAAAAGGTTTTCACAGTTTCAATTGCATTTAACAAAACATCATTTTTATTATAACCTCTAAATACAGATATACTAAAATTTACACCTATATTTATAATATAACCATCTAATAAATTTACACCATCAGTCAACATTCTAAATTCATTAAGATAAGTTGATATATTTTTTTTAGTTTGTATGTTTAATTTTGTAAGATTATTACTATCATTGTAACCTAATAAAAACAAATTTATTGTAGATTCAGGTCTTGTTTGATTTTCTCTTAATTCAACTTTTTTTGCATATGCTTTTGCAACACGACCAAATTTACTTGGAATTGATAAAACTCTTGCTTTGTAATCATTTGCAGTAACACATCTTTTTTGTGTTGAAAAAAATTGCAAAGCATTTTGTCTTATTTCATCAACAGTGGGTAATCCATTACCACCTGTTGCTCGTTCTTGATTTGTTGTACTTAGTGTTGTTTTTATTTGATTCAATGTAGAAACCTGAACATCTGATAATGATGATAAATCATTTTCATAAACAACTTCTGTTACATTAACTAAATCATTTTGTGGTACATTTGTTTCAACCCCACCACCAACTGTATATTTTATCGTGAGTGTAGTATTTGATGGAGTTTTTCCATATGTTTTTGATGTTGCAAAGGAAGATGGATCTATGGATAATTCACTACTTTCTTCTAAATTTTGTATTTGGGAAAGTGCACTTATAATTCTCTCGTCATCAGAATCTGTCGTACCACTACCAAATTGTATTTCTAATTTTAACTTTTTATTTACACGTGTTATAAATCTTCTTGGAACTTTCTGTAAAACAGGTTCAAAGTAAGGTTCTTCTGTTGAATTGGATATTTCTACCGTTGTAAATACAGTATCTTGAGCTAAATAATCTACTTCATAATACACATTTCCATCAGAATCTTGAATTGATACAACATCTATAACATCATTTTCAGGAAGTTCAATAGTAAGAAATTGTTCAGGAGACCCCACCGTGTATGTGAACGTTTTTTCATTTCCAGCTACAACAGGAACTTGTCTATAGTATCTAACCAACCAAAATGTGGGGGAACCACCCGACTCCTGAAAAACAGAAATATATTTAGAACGAGTAGATAGATTTTCCATATCAGAAAAATCTATCGGTTCCAATGTTCTAAATGTAACCGATGGATTTTGTTGAGATGTTATTTTCATTCCAGTTCTTATTTTTAGTGCATATGTAAAATCTGGTTGACCTGACCCATTATCTGGTAATAATTGGAAAACATCAACAGATGTTACTGCACCCGAACTTAATGGTATTTTGTATCCCAAGGATTGTGATAATGCTATTACATTTTTGGGTTCAGATGCGTGTGTGAGTAAACTTTCTTTGAAATTATAATCAATTTGATAAGATAAAACATCACTTGCATATGAAACTAATTCAATAAACATATTTCCAATACTAGTATCTGTATAATCATTGTATGTATTTGGAAAATAGGTTTTAGCAAAATCAATAAGGCGTTGTCTATATGATGAAAAATCTTTTGCTAATAGATTTACATCTTTTCTCTTTGAACTAAAATCTTTATTTATAGATGTTATTGCCACTTTAGTTTCCTGTCTTTATTTCTAATGAAATTCTATCAATTAAATTTGGAAATGATACCAATGAAAAAAATATTGATAATAAAATTTTATTATCATCTTTGATTTCATCAAACACAACTCTATCTACTAAGATTGAATTGAAATTTTTTGCAATAACATCTCGTATTGTTTCTTCTATTTTTGTTTGTGTTACTTGTACATCTTGTTCAAATACAAAACGTCTTAGATTGTTTCCAAATGTTGGATTCAATGGACGTTCACCAAAATTTGTTAATAGTAAATTTTTTATATTTGATTTTATCGCAGAATCTGTTGTGTAGGTTTGTTGAAAGAAACCCTGATTACCTCTTCTTATGGGTAAATCAATTCCTATGGGTTTCATCTAATCATCCCACCTCTTTGTTTGGATAGTTTATCCATTTGTTTGAATTTAGCGCCCAAATCACCATTTAATACACCCAATATACCTTGTACCGCGGAATTCGATGTATCAACAGGTCTTCCCTCCATCGTTGTCATAGGTAAATTTGATTGTGTTGGAATACCTGTTTGAGTATTATAACTCATGGTTCTCCATTCATTCATATCATCACCAACTAATTGTCTTAAACTTTCAGTTATGTTTCCGTTTTGTAAATTCACAGGTTCTCTTTTTACAGGATGTGGTTGTTTAAGCTTATTTTCTTTTTTGGTTTCTTCTCTCAATAATCTGTTAACTTCATGTTCAACCAACATTGGAAGTAACTTCAGAACCCGTTGCTCTACTAACTTATCAATTTTAGATTCTAATAATTTTAATAGTTTATCTGTTCCGTTGTTGTTCATTTTTTTAGAATTTTTCATTTTATATAAATATATTATTTTACTTTTTTTAAAAACAATTATTAGTTAGTTATTAATAAGAACCTTTTCCACAGAAGATATCATTTTATTAGATGATTTTATAGAAAATAAAAGTGGATTTAGAATTTTAGTATTTACGATATCTATTATATATTTGAATATATTTGTAAGTTTTAAAGACAAACCCGCGGTGGCGGGGTCTGGGGGTAGTGAAAAAATAGCCACTTCAATGTTACCCAAAAAAGTACTAATTGTGTCGGCAATTTTTTCAACTGACAACGCTAAATTTCTTAAAATTGAAGTTTTTTTATCTAGTATTTTTTGCAAAATATTAAGTTTAGGTATTTCTATATTTTCTATCACAGATTTTCTTGCAAGGATTTGAAACAATCTTCGTTGAACGTATATCAACTCAGTTGCATCGTCTTGTGCTTCCAATATTCTATTTGATATTGTATTCAGTTCTGTTCTTATATCTTGTATATCACCACGTGTATTTATATTTTGTAAATTACTGTTTATTAGTTGTTGTTGATATTTTTCTACATTTACATTTCTATTTTTTAAATTTTCTAATTCTAATTTGATAGAACTTAATTCATTATTTAGGTTTATTTTTTGATTTCTTAATTTCGCATCAGATTCCACCAATCCTGAAATAACACCTGTTATTGGTGTCAGAAAATCAACCTCCGGTATAGCCAATCTCCAACTCATTTTACAAATACCTGTTTAGATAAAAATTTAGAACTAGATTGTCTTGCTACATTATCATAAGATGATATACCATCAGTTATGAATTGTTTTAAGAACTTTCCAGCTTGATTGACAACAATATTATCTACATCGGTTGATAGTATATCACAAAATTTATGAATCCCATTTATTAATGTACTCCATTGTTTTGAAAATTCATTACCAAGTATTATGGGTTCAACTGCCTCATACCCCAATGTTATTACCCGTGAATCTAAACTAATTAGTCGTGATGTATCAACGGTAAAATCTTTATCTGAATTAAATCCGATTGAATTATTACTTTCAAAAAACATACCATTTTTTAGTGATTGTAATAATATTTTTTCTGATATTAATTTTATTTTAGAACCATCAGAGATATTATAAACAACACCAACTTCTTCATTGTAAGGATTTGCCGTTATTCTTTGAAATGGTACATCTTGATTTTCCACAGTTATAACTGATCCTAAATTTTCAATGAAAATGGCAGGATTTTTATTTTCCGTTTGTGTAAGTGTTATGGAATTACCATTTCTACCTTCAATAATAACATCACCATAATTTCCAATTTTTTTGTATAATGATTTCAAAGAAAAAACGGTGTCTTCCAGTTTATCAATTACGGTTGTTTTGTTTGAACTTTTTATTACATTTTTATTAATGTTATCATCATCTACATACTTTACATAACCTGATATTTTTCTTTCATCGATATTATTATTTATATTTCCATATAAATTCAATGTATGTATATAATAGTTTCCAAGACCAGTACGTGTAACTAAAACAAATTCACCGGGAATTGGATATTTTGATATGTTTGCATCAATTGGTTTATATACAAAATCTATAAGTTCACTTTGTCCAGCATTTTTTAATGATTTACCTTTTATGTTACCTACTGATAAATCAGTTCTATCTATATTATTATGATTCACATCTACAACAAAAGCAATATCCAATACTGCTTCTGTTTTCATTTTATCCAATAATGTTCTTATTTCCTCTAAATCAAGAGTTGTTGCGGATCGTATTTCTTTTCTCATAATCGATCCTCAACTTTTTTCACTGATTCAATTTCTTTTTGAATTTCCTTATCTACTTTTTCTGCATCTTGAATAGTTGAAAGTAATTCCTCTTTCATCTGATCGGTTAATCCGAATGCATCATCGGAACCACCACTACCCGCATTCATGATACGTTGAATAATTGTGGCAACTTTTACTAACTGATCGTCATTTTTTACACTAATATCCAATAAATCTTTAATGACGGGGCCGATATACGCAATATCTTTTCCACCCTTCAATGTCAACAGGAAGGATTGCATTATATCAGTAATAGTAGTTTCTTTTTTTCTACTATTGGTATAGATATCCTCTAAAATATTTGATAGAGATTTATCTGCAAAAACAATATCATCTTTTGATTTTATACTCATACTAATAAATATAAAAAATCAAAAATTAGTATCTTTCCGGTAAAATTTTACCAAAATTTAGAAAATCATCAAATATTTTTTTCTGTATGGGTTTCATTTTGTTCAACACCGGGGTTATGTGTTGCCCTGAATAACCTGTCATTTCACGTATCAGAAAGTATATTGTTTTTTTGTTGAATGTATCTATTGCATCGATGTATCTAAATAACTCAATGACTGAATATGCAATTTGAATATCTCTCTCTTTATCAAAAATTTTTGTTATCTTATCGTTCCAATAATCATACATTAAATCAACGAATTCTACTGTATAGTTATCTTGTCTTAAATTTTCAGTTTCATCTTCTATATTTAGAACTTCATTCGATGAATCGATGTCTTGATAAATTTTACTTACTTTGAAATTTTTATTATTGTTTAATATCAAGTAATTTTTTGCAACTATACTAAAATAAGAAAAAGCTCTTCCTTTTTCACCACGATATTTGTGTAAATTAAGTATTATAAATGATAAAACTTCTTGTTGAACATCTAATGGTTGATCAATAAAATATTCAAACTTAAATGTATTGAATACATTCTCAACAAGTTTTTCAAGTGGATACTTTAATTTTTGAATATAAATTTTATTTCTCTCTATTTCACTTTCTGACAAATTATATTGTATAATTGCATCTTCAGTTTCCTGTGTAAAATAGTATAAATTACTACTTTTTTTCTTCTTCATATATAAATTCTCCGATATCTTCTATCAAATTTTTCATTTGATTAAATACATCACCAACTTCATCATCGGATTCAAAAGCACCACTCAAATCTATCATTCTCATAGTTTCTAAAGTCTGCGTTACTTTTTCTTGAATATCAACTATTTTATCTTCATAAAAAATAATTTTTTTATATAAATTTATTGAAGAGTAAATAAATAAACCACACAAAATAAAAAGTATTGTTATCAATAACAGTTCCATTATTCGGTATATTTTATATTTGTAACATATAGTTGAACATCCACTAATTTAAATGGCGGTGTTTCAGGTGAATGTAAAAAATCAATTCTTTTTGTAAATCTTTTATTCATTAAATCTTTTATTATAAAAAATCCACTAACATTGTCTGATTTTATATAAACAATATCATTAAAATTTAGATCACCACCATATCTGTTGTGAAGATCTCTACTTATAGCGATATATCTATAATCAGATGCAGTATCAATATCAAACATTGTTCCATCAGCAGTAACATTAGGAGTATCATCAGTTTGTTCAGGAACAGGATGGTACATAGTTGCAACCACATTGGAATAGAACGTCAATCCAAATACTGTGTTAAGTGTTATAGTATCATTAAAATTTATTTTAGTTTGAAGTTCATTTAGTATTTTAACTTGATTACTAGATAATTTATTTATTCTATTTTGTAATTGTAAATTTATTATAAGAACTATAATACATAAACATATAAATGATATAACATTTATTATTTTATTTTTCATAGCTTTATGCTTAATAAGTTAACGTTGTTTTTTTACCTTGTCAAATAATTTGCGATTTCCTATCATTTTTTTGAGTTTGGTTCTACTTGTGCAACATCTGATACCTTACCTAAATCTTTAAATTTATTTACAAGTAAAGAAAGATTTTCAGTAATATCATATTTTTTCTCCTTTTTTTCAGAAAAAGAATTGAATGCTATGACCAGAGATACGGCTAATGGATCAAAAACAAAAATCAACATTATTATAAACCACTTTACAGCTGTATCAATGGGGACACCAAATGCTTCAGCTATAAATTTAAATCCACCGATCTCTCTTGCTACATCAATGTTCTCAGATTGAATCAGTAAAACTTGAGCATCAATATTTGAAATTTCATCTCTACTTTTATTTACAGAATTATTTAATTGCTTTATTTCCTCATCTGCCGATTCAATCAAATTATATACTCTACCAGCATTTACCCAATTCTGTCCATTGATCAAACTATCATACCGTGCCTCCTGTGAACTACGCTGATCATTTAACACTTCTATTCTTCTCTGATACCGCACCAGATCATCCGTAACCGCAGATCTTCTTGTAAGTAGTATCTCCACTTGACTATCAATTTTGGACACTTCTAATGCGGTTTTTTGATACGCATTTGAAAGAAATCCAAAGATACCCATTGATGTAATAAACACCAACGATAAAACAGCAATAGTAAAGTAAAACTTAAAAAATAAGTTTATCTCATCCCACTTTCTATGTAGATAAGATGCGGCCACTAACTTCCCTAATTCTAATGATGCGGCCATAATTGCAACACCAACTGTTGCGCCGGAAAAAAGTAATGCAATACCTGTTACCGAGAAATAAGCTGCACATGCGGCTATTATAAATGCACTAATACCAACAATCCACTTTAACATTAATTATCCTCAATTGGTTCAACATCAGGAATATACTCAACAAACAAAAAGTTTGTTTGAGTTTTATCCTGTATAACCAAATCTGCCCTTAATTTTTCTTGTATTTTTTTATAATCGGGCACTCTTGATTTAGGTAATTCTTTTATAATTCTAAAAAAATATCCTTTGAAAATTATTGTTTTCATAGATATAAATATAAAAAAAAGAGGGAAACTATCCATTTCCCTCTCTTACCCCTGTAACCTCTACTCAATTAGAGTAGTTTCTTTACCTTCATTTTATCAACTTTTTTCTTCAATCCAATTACCAATAACCCATTTTCAACAACAGCTGTAATTGAATCTCTGTCAACATTCGATGGTATAATATACTTTCTTTCTAACTGAAAGTCAAATCCTTCCACATTTGCTTTCGCATTTACCACAATATATCTATCATCGACTTCTACTTGAACATCATTTCTTGAACAACCCGGAACTTTAATGAACAGATCTGTATCTTTTTCAAGTTCAAGGTTTGTATTGAATGTTGGTTTGTAACTGGTTGGTTTTGTATCAAAGATGCTATTGAAAATATCATCAAAGATAAAGGATGTAGTTGTAATCATATGTTTCTCCATTAAGGTGTTATTGTTAAGTTTATTCAATACAACATCTATACCACTATATGATATCTGACAATTTGTCATTCCTTCTTGCATCCCATTCCATTCTTGATGACATATGGTCAGACCAATGGATGATATGAACAAGATTATTTTTCACTTCTTTACCACTCTCATATGTCTTCAAATATGCTTTGTTACTTTCATCGTACATACCATCAGAACACTTTATAGCCAACCATTCATTTTCAGAGATAGTTATGCCCGCACTTTGGAGCAAATACAAACTTCTATCGGTGATAGACATATTTGTCAAGTTTTGATTATAAGAAAACATCTTACCTTGATTCTTACGATGCCACTCTGAATCGTTCCATATATAATATGGTTGCCTACCATCACCGACCTTACCCAAATCATGATTCAATGCACAAAAAACTAATTCATCTTTTGTAAAATCAATTACACCACCAAGTTGTTTGTAAATCTTCGCCATCAACAATGATGCGTTTACAACATTTCTAACGTGAATACAGTATCCACCAACAAATGCAAGATGATAATTTTCATTACCACTTGCAGGTGCCAGTATCATATGTTCTGAAAGTTGATCATACAATTTGAGTAACTGTTCTTTTCTTGGTGATTCTATGTTCTCCTCAATCAATGCGATGATTGAATCATAGTTTGCTTTTAATTGTTTAGGTGATAATTCCATGTTTTTATTTTTTATTTTGTTTTAGTTCTAAACATCTATAGTATAACTGTTCAACTGACATATCTTGTTCTTTTTTCTTTAGCCAATTGGTATATATCGAATCTACAATTTTTTTTCCAAACTTTTTACAAAGCAAAAAATGTAATTCGTTTATTAAGTTTGTTTCATCTTCTTGAAAATCTTTCATCAATCGATTGTAACGGCGAATGTATTGATCACCTTCATTGAAGATATTATCATTTATAGCTTGTTGTGACAATCCAAATAACTTACCACGTTTTGTTTCTTTTTTTACAATTTCATTATAAGTTTTTAGTTCTACTTTAGCCTCATCAAAATACTGTGACGTATCAAAATCTCCATGCTTGATCCTATCAATCAAACTTCTATGCTTTGGGAGTTTTTTTCTTTTTTTATTTCTTCTCCACCAATTGAATGTTGATCTTGCCATTTTTTATTTTTTAATTGATTTATAAGTGCAATTGATTCTGAACTACCTGTAAAGTAATCATTTTTCAAATAAAAGTCAACCCATGTGGATTCTTTTATTCTATTCAAAAGAACCTCATATGGTGGTAACGAAATAACAGGCCAACTCATTTGCTAAAATCTTTTAGTAGTTTTTTCATTTCATGTGAAATTGTTTTTCCATTATTTATATTATCAAGAATTTTATTAATTACATCATTTCTTGAAATAAACTTTATATACTTAATCACTCAACTCCTCCATTTATAATTTCTTCGATTGTTTTTCTTTTCACATATCGTCTATCCTTTGATACAAAAATATCAAGAACTTTTAGTTCGTATTTTATTTTATCTTGCAATAATTTTGTTATAGACAAATCATACTGTGTGTTATTTATATAGTTCAATGCAGTAAATCTTCTCACTCGGGTGGATAAGTATTTTTTTAGTATAATCAACCTATCCTTTCGACAAGATATGTAATTTTGAAAATCTTTCAAAAAAGATGGTGTTTTATCATAATTTATTTTAAACCAATCAACACCTTTTCTCATATCCACCAAAAAACTACGAATATCCGATGTTAGTTCTTTATACCTTTCATTACCGGTCGCTTGATATTTTCTACTATATTTTACATAACCTTCTATTTCACTTTTTGCATTATCACACCACCTTTTCAAATCATTAAGAGCATCTAAATATACAATATTAGCCAACTCTGTATCATTTTCAGTATAACGATTTGTAACAGTAGAGCTATCTCTTTTTGGTCTGTAAGATGATGAGTATCCGTTATTATTCAAGTGTTCCATGTGTATTTTATTATTTGTTTTTAATGAACATTTTTTGAAGGGTGCTTGCCAAACTTGGAAGAGATGTTGGATCTATATTTCTACTATCTTCACCATACATCTTTTTGAAATTGCTTGAAACCGATGAATTGGAGTAATCAGTGATGAAGAAAGAAAGAACCCTATAACCATTTTCTTTCATCTTATTTACTTGCTTCCGAGTGTGATTGAGTGCTGATTCTCCATAGTAAGATTTGAAATAAGGTTCTCCATCGGAATAATTAATAAAGTAGGTTTTCAGAGAATCATTACCAACCGGAAGTTCTTTCATAATAGAATCAAAACACAATCCTTCAGGAGTAGAACCACAAGTATCCAAGAATTTGAAATACTTTTTGATAGTAGCCATAGTATCCTTACGTGAATCATAAACAACCCACATAATTGGGAATTCTGTACCACCGAT